CTGCGACGCTTCACAACAACATTATACTTCAATCTTTACAACAATCAAAATCACGTTGCAATCGTGAGCGGATCATTGGTCACCGCATGGAGGAACCAGTGGCTGCCGTTGCAGACGACTTCCATGAAATCTCCTCCTTGAAGGGCTACACCGAAAGCAACGGATATTGCAGCAGTGACCTGTTGACCCTCGGCGGCAGCGGCGGCCTGGTTGTTGATGTTGATGGCGTTGCCGTAGATCTTTGCGGCCCCGGCGGGAACCTGGATCTTGTGGGCATATGCAGCACCAGCATACATCTTGAAGTGAAGTCCTTGGGCCGGCGCTGGAAGCGTGAACGTTTGAGCAGACCCTCCATCAGCGATGAGAATGGCTCCGCTCTGTGCTGAAGTGAGCACGACACCGGTTGAGATAATCTGTTTGCGGCCGCCTGTCTGAGTGACGCCGGCCATCGTGAGGTAGGTACCGCTGAGCGTGGCGTTTCCTCCGACAGACAGGTCATTTGTAATCGTGGTGTTTCCCGTTGTAGACAGCGTACTTGAAATTTCGACGCCAGAACCTGTGCTTTGGACCAAACCTTGTGAATCATTGATTGTAACTTTTGGCATAACGTGTGATCTCCTTTTTGTTCGCAAGATTCCGAACCGCCGGCGAGCTCGGCTGATCACTGGTCCGGGCCTGCCGATAAATATTGATCATTATCAAGCAAGATCTACAAATCGCAAACAAAAACCGAAGAACTACAACCATAGATTCTTGAAACATTGGCTTCATCAGTAATCTGTCGTTCTGACTTGCCATCTCGGGCTCTAAACCTAAAACGATCATAACGAAGATGGTTGTCTGTATACCAATAATCAACAGGAGTCGTACCAGTCATGCTAAACCCAGCAGACCTATATCCATTACCTTCTCCAACCCTTCTATCGACATAGGTCATGATTCTTGAATATCCATTTGACTTGCACCAAGACTTTGCCGTTTTCAACAACTTGGACAATCCTCCTGGAACAGAAGTTCCTATCGCCGTACTGAACCTGGCTATCTCTAGACATCCTTCGTACTTCTTTCCGTGACGAGGGACCCTCAACGATAATGCAGCTACGATGTTATTGCTTCTGTCCCTCAAACCCCAGGTGATCTTTGAAGGAACATACCCGGAGATATGGGTGGAATCAAAGAATTCTCTCTGCTCTTTTGAATTCAACTCCACAACCTTAGTAGACCAAGTCTTACACCGGTGAGCATCTAACCCAAGACGATGGAGGATCATAGACTCGCATATCCCTCGCTTGTCCCTCCATTCATCCTCAAATATCTGTAGCAACTTTATTCCCTTTTCAGAAGCCAAGACGGATTTCTTCAGGTGCTTGTTCTTGTCGAATATCTCGTCCTGCTTGGCTCCATCGCTGTGCCAATACAGTCCGTGACACTCGATTCCAAACTTTTTGGATGGAACATAGACGTCTATCTCCTTCGGAGCGATGACCCTCTTGTCTCCTGATACGGCATCTTGTGTTATCGATTGGACATAAGAAAATACCTCTAATTCCCAATTGGATTTACCAACCGGATGGCATCGATAACACCTACTGCCTCTTTCGAAGGCTTGAAGGGTTTTTGGTTGTAGTTCTCCACACTTGGTGCACTGGAATGTTAGGTATTGCTCTTGTCTAGAGACATATTGATCTACAGGTGTTATCAGGATGAACTCAGATTGCCTTGCAGATAATCTTTCATTTAATGTTGAGGTTACCAATAGTTTGCTTAAACTAATTTTTTGTAGGGTATCCTGGGCGTGGTGTCGACCGTAAAAAGGGTTGCCTGTACCAATCATCTTTTCTGACTGTTGTTTGATCCTATCGTCTGTCTGTTTGGTCTTGCCACGGTTCCAAGCTTCTGCTTTTCCGCCTCGTGAACCGCCTTCCTTCATTGCAAGATGTGAATGATCCTTACAAAAAGTCTTGAAAGAGAAAGAAACATACCTGACAGGAGCTTGACACTCTCTACAAACGGGTTTTATTCCGTCATGATAAACCTTTACCGAGTAGTCCTCAGAAGACAATCCATGTTCGGATCTGATGTGATTGGTCAGCTTCTTTAGATCATCATGTTTGAATTCACACAACTTGCAGTCCATGTCATCACACCCTTCTATGGGCTATATAGTATCGATAAATCTAAAGTTGTAATAACCAAATTTCAGGAGACAACATCACCACAAATCCCCAACCCATTCTGTCACAATATTCCTGTGCTGCTAACCATTTAGCTTCATCGACTTCATCATGTCGTCCCTTCATCTCGTACAACACCCTGTCTTCCCTCCCAAAGAAATCAGGAATATAATTTCTAGTTGTTCCATCTGGGTGCCTATACGGAATTGTTATTCCGTGATTCTTAGTCACTTCATATCTCCTTGAAATACACGACTGGAAAAAGATAGACTCCCATGATGAATGCATGTGCTCTTCTTCACCTGTCCACGGATTAATCAAAGTCTCTCGTTTGAATGGAGCTTGTGGTCCAATCTTGTTTTCTGAAAGCAACTTAATTGCTCGTTGTGATGCTTCTTCACGAAGAACGGGGGCCAAAGGCGATTCGGCCCAGAAACGATGAATAGATCCTGATTGTTTTTTAATGGCTTCAGGGGTCTTTGAAAGAGGAAGCATTTCTTTAATTCTTTTTTCAGCTACGTCAGGATGTTTTTCCATAAACTTTTTCATGTTTATAGAATTCTTTTTTCCTATCTTTGCTTTCTCTTCGTCAGACTTCACCCTACCATATGCATGATGCCCATGAATAAATCGAGTAAAATCTTTTAGTGCAACATTCCATCTATTTTCTCCGTTACACCCACAGGCGCATAGAGGGACTTGATTGTTATATTTCCACTTAAGAACATACTCCTTTGCGGTCATTTTATGGAAACGAAGATGTCTTAAAACAAATTCGTAAGATTCAAACTTCGTATTACATTCTTTGCAAGTCTCATCAACCTCAATTAACATACAACTATTATATATACGTTAACTGAACATTTATAAACTACAAAGGCCACCTTTTGGGTGGCCTCTGCAGCTGTTCAAGCTATGAACTCAGATGACGTTCATGTCATATGATATTCATGTCGAGACATGTGACGGTCCCGAAGAAGTCAGAGCGAACCATTTTCTTACCGTAGCGAGTCATCACACCCTTACGTGGTGTGAAATCCTCTGGTGCGAAGATTGTTGGTGTCACAATGAGTGGAACGTATGGTGCGTAGACGTAACCGGTCTCGAGGTAGGAACCACCCTTGTAGCCGACGAGGATCTTGTTACGGACGAAGTAAGGATCCTTGTAGACTGTGAAGCGGTTGCTGAGAGAGCCGATTGCCTCTGCTCCGATTGTGAATGGAGAAGCGACTTGACCTTCACCGTCGATGGAGAACTTTGGCTTGTAGAGGACAGAGCTCTCGAGGACCGTTGCGACGTCTGGGCCGCAAACGAGGAAGTTTGCAGAGCCGCGGAGTGTCTTACGGTGGATGGTGTTGGCAACGTCGATGATTGTCTCAACGAGTGTCTCGTACCACTCACGGACTGTACCGGTGAAGGCTGGTCCGATTGAGAGGGAAGAGGCGAGAGCAACTGGTGAACCAGTTGTCTTGTTGACGAACTTGCCTGGTGCACGTGACCAGTAGTAGTTGGCGCCGTTAGCTTGTGTGACGAGGTCATTGAGAATCTCGCGATCAATCTCAAGAGCGATTTGCTCGGAGAGGATTGATGTAAGCTCGACCTCTGCATCCATTGAGTGGTATGCGTTGAGGTCTTGTGCGAGTTCTGGTGACCAGCGAGCACGTAGCTTGCGGGTTGTTGCGGTGATTGCAAGGGACTCAATCTTGATGTCGATCTCTGGAATTGCTGGAGATGGTGTTGCACCAAAGTCAGATTCGAAAGAAGGAACTGTGAGTGTTGCGCCTGTTCCTGCAGAATCTGCACCGAGGCCGAGGACCGCGTCAGACTTTGCGAAGCTAACCTTGCCGGCGCCTGCTGTGAGTGAGGTGAGGCCGTTAGCGCCCTTGAGGACGAGCTGTACGTGTGTACCATTCAATGCATCGGGTGTGAAGTAAGGAGCAACCGAAGCGTTGAAGTTACCGCGCTTATTGAGACGGCGGAGGTTGAGTACTCCTGTGCCACCTTGGTATGTCTCGCCCCAAGCTGTTGCGTTTGCTCCGAATCCGCTGAAGAGTGCGATTTGATCAACTGCAAGAAGATCAGCACCGGAAAGAGCGGATGTTGGGAGGTAAACGAACAATGAATCAAGGGCGCCGAGGCTGAGGTCTGTTTCGACCTGAGAATCGAAGTCCATGAAGCGAGCATTGGAACCGGTGAACATTGTGTTTGTTGACACAACGAGACCGGATGCCCAAGAATCTCCGTTTACGCCGCCGTAAGAACCTGAATAAACTGTTCCTGCAGCAAAGTTAACGGCCTGAAGTGAACCAGTGACCTTGGAGTATCCTGTTCCGACGAGGTCGTACATACCACCAGTTGCAAGAGATCCGGATTGGACTCCGCGGCCTGTTGGATTGTTGTAGATAGACTGTCCACGTGTGTATGTGGAGTTAGAGTCACCAGCAACCTGTCCAACGTTTGTGCCGTAGGTGTAATCAAGATAGAAGATTAGACCTGAGGGGAGGCTCATTGGTTGGATGGAGACGAGCTCGTTGGCGACGAGGCCACCGAACACGCGGCGAACGATTGGGAATGCAATGTTGCTGAAACCCTGGATTTGACCGGATGAAGCAACGTTGCCTCCGCCTGAAGAAAGAGCTGAGCTCTCCTTGAGGACCTGAGCAGCCTGATTCTCAAGAAGTTGAGACATCATCTCACGCTTCTGACCATCTAGACCGCGGAGGAGACCTGTGCGGCTCCACTTTTCTGTTAAACGAGCACGCTCGGCGCCGACATGACGCTCCTTGATGCCCTGTGCTAATTGATCGATTGTAAAAGTCTTCATTTGTATCTCCTGTATACGAGTTAAAAAGTTGTTAGAAAGTTGTGACTCACTTGCTAATACCTGCAAGTCTTGCCCAACGCTCGGCCTCAATTCCTTCATTGAGTGTTTGTGTTGAGGCGGCGCGTGTTGCCTGTGAAGAAGAACCAAGAACGCGGCTTTCTGTCACAGTTCTACGAGGCTTCACCAAAGCCTTGGATAGGCTCTCGTAAACAAGCTTCGCTTCGCGAATTGTTTCTGCTGCATCGAGTTGCTCAATTACCTGTGCCTTTTGGCGAGCAGTGAGTGACTCTGTCTGAAGAAGTTTATTCGTGAAGAGTAGCTTTGCGTTGAGCAGATTCGTTTCTGCCAACTTCTTATCTAGCGTATTACCTGAGCCAGTACCAGGGTTAACATTGCTATTTGAGCGAACGTTTTTGGCAGTACCTTCAGAGAGGGACTGCGAAAGATTGTTAAAGCGAGTGACTGAACGATTGTAACGTTCTGCCGTCTCAGCATATGCAGCCTTTAATTGAACGCTGCGAGAAGAGATCTGCTTGGTCTCAACAATTGTAGTTGCCTTAGAAGCAGCTTTCTTTGTAGATTCATAAAGCTTCTTCAATTCAGAAGCACGCTTGCGGAGCGATTCTTGAAGCTTAAGTTCCTTGGCCATTTGTGAACGAACGCTTTCGTTCTTCTTAATCGTATTCTGTTGGACGTTTGCTTGAACAGACTTTGGATCATGTTCACCATTAAGATGGCGCTTTCCGCCGCTTTGGCTTACAGCATCCATTTCGTCCATTGGCTTAGCGGTGGCTTCATCAGAATCCTCTTCGTCCATATAGAGTTCAAGAAGCTCGTCTTCGTCATCAAGACCTGGCTTAGCCTCTTCTTTTGGTGCCGTGCCTGCTGGGGCTGCTGTTCCGGCAGCGTGTGCGGGGCCTTTGGGATCCGTTTCATCAACGGCAACTTCATCCATATAACCTTCAGAAAGATCAAGATCTAATGCTTCATCTTCCTCTTCGGCTCCGCCAAAATCATCAAATTCATCAGCACCTGGAGCTGTACCATCTGTTGATGGTGCAGACTCGGACTCATCAGCCTCACGAAGAAGCTTCATGAAAGCAATCTCACGGCGGAGCATGTTTTCGTCAATCTCGACAACTGCGTCGTCACTAAGATTGAGAACTTCAAGAAGACCTTCGTCTTCTTCTCCACCTTCCTCAGCACCAGCCGCGGGAGCTTCCTCAGCACCAGCTTCTGATTCTTCAGCGCTTGCTTCTGCCTCCTCTTCTTCGCCGGCCTCATCAAGGACGAGATCGACAGCTGCATCGTCGAGGACATCTCCTAGGTCAACACCAGGAAGGTCCAGTTCGATGGTTACCTTATCTTCATTCAAAGGGTTTCTTTTCATTGTTGTCTCCTGAAGCTTTTCTAGCTTTTCTAAACATTTCCTTATTCTCAAACCGTATCCCAACCTGGTGGTAGGATCTTCAATACGCTCTTGAACAAATCCGTAAATTACATCAATCATATCACCCATATGCGATAAATCAGAATCAAACGTCGTTGACTCTGTGATTGTCGTATCTACCTTTGCTAACGTCTCAATCATTTTTTCGACGTAGCGTAACTTTTGGTCCATTTCGTGGACATTTGACGGAGTCTTGCTCGAAACAAGATTCTTAATTGAAGAGCTGACAGATTCAGACTTTCGCTTATCCTCATCATCAGACTTATCTGAAGCTAGTTTAGACAAATCGACAATTTTCTTGTCGTCTTCATCTTTCTTTGGTTCAACAATAAGCTTTGATTTTTTGTCTTCTGAATCCTTGCCTTTGTCGACAACTTCTTCTTCATCTTCTTCATCAAGACCTTCAGATAGCAATTCCTTCTCAATCAGCTCCCGAATACGAGGAGCGACTGCCTCGACAACTGCACGTTTAGCGTTGTCCTCGGCAATTTCCCTGACTTTCTTTAAATCCGCAATTGCTTCTTCGTAGAGCTGCTTTGACATGGTTTTAACTTTCTCCGTCTAAAATCATCCACCAGTGGAATCAGAAGATCCCATCTTACCTTTAGCACCTAAAACTTGGGCCGCTATCTTTTTAGCGTATTCTGCAGGAGACTTGGTACCTGTGTTTGGACCACCTGCGACATAAGAAGGTTTGATATCGCTAGACTTAATCTCTGGATCAGCCGATTTATCAACACCATCTGTTTTACCAGGACCAGGTGAAGATACGTCTGGAACATAAGAGTTAGCAGGATCACCTGCATTCTTCCAAAGATTGTCAGCACCAGCTAAAATATCTGGAGCACCAGCATAATCCAAGCTAACAGCCGAGCCAAAAATGGTATTATCTCCAGTTTGAAGGCTCGGCTTTAGTTTTGTATTACCTGAATCAACGACAATGCTACGATAATCAACTTCCTTACCAACGAAGGCGCTGGTGGGGCTAGCTGGGAACAATTTACCTAATAAAATGTTCTTTTCATTGCTCACTGGAGCATAAATTGTATATTTTCCTTGACCGGCCATGATATCCTCCGTTGTTTATAAGCAAAAATTCAATATGATTCAAAAATCATATCAAATTAGCTCACTTCTTAACGCTCTTTTTTGCAGGCTTAACGGCCTCAAGCTTGGCCTTTTTCTTTGCTGCAACTTTCTTAGCTGCAACCTTCTTTGCCTCATGAATTTGAGCGAGACGCTTGATTAAACGAGTCTCTTCAAGACCTAAAGCCTTATAATGATCGATATGATTTTCGAGAGCATCTGCTAACTCATCAGCATCAACTTCTTCAGCTTCTTTAGCTGCATCCTCAGTTGATGTCATATCACCAAAGAGCTTAGACTCTTGGAATTTTGCAACTTCTTCAGCAATGATCTTCTTTAAAACAGTCGTTGTTAGTTTCATAATCACAAACCTCGTGCAAATATATATTGTTTAATTATCTTAGCTTAGAAAAAAATTAAAATTTCTTTGGCGTTTCTGAAAATGCTAATTGAGCCCATTTAGAAGCAGCTTCATTGCCAAACAATTCTTCAGGTGTGCTACGAGCTATAACACCTTCCGCGGAACCAGCGGGTGGTAAAGGTTGTTGACGTGCATTTTCATTCATCATAGTTGGCAAAGTATTCATTGCAGTATCTGCAAAAATTGATTCCATGACTGAATTACCTTTTGATTCTCTTTTTATTGTCTCGGCAATAGCTTGATTGTATTTGACATTTTCGCCGCGGCGAGGCAATGAAGTAGATTTTTCAACTGGTTTTTGGGTTCTAGCGACGGCTTCTTGAATAGAATCTTTTGTAGATGGTCCAATACCTTCAGCAAGAATTTCAACAAGACATTCTTTTACGATGGTTTTTAGTTGTTGTTTTGTAATACCCATATAAATCAGCCAACGCCTTCCCAAAATGTTACACCATCTATAGATCCAGTTAAAACAGGCATCATACTAGAGTCAATAGCTACTAATTCAGCAAAAATGCTAACTGGATGATCATTTATTGAATCATTTGAACGAAGATATATTTCTTTAATTCTTGAATCAAATTCAAATTGACTACTACCATCAATTTTGAAATAATTTCCGTTCTCTATACCATTTTTTGTAAACCCAACTCGGACATGAACGTTGCTACCTGTATTATGATTCCATACAAACACTCTTTTTGCGATTTTAGAAAAAGTATATTTGTATGTTGCATTATGAAGAATAATAGAAGAAGTAACCCAAGGTAAACCTGAGCCCATAAACTCCGAAAAGGAATTAAAACCTATCTTAGGATTATCCATTCCCATAACTCATTTACCTCTTGACATAAGAATGTCATTTATTATTCTATCAATCCTATCGGATTTTGTGAATAAATTTTGTAGTTCTTCTGGATTAATCTGGCGACCTTCTGCCATCATAAAAGCGCCTGGTGTTGAAGGTTCGGAGACAAAGTCCCAACAAATTAATTGAAAATCATCTTGAACAATCTGATAATCACCTTGCTTCTTTGTGGTTCCAACTCCGCGAGAAGAGATTCCTAGTTTTACGCCCGACTCAACTAAAGATTGTAGAATTTTTCCTGATGGTGTGTCTAAAATTTCAACAGAACCGTAAACAACATCACCTTCTACATGAGCCTCGCGGACTATGTGCGATACATTTTTAAGATTAACTACTGAAGAATCTGGGTGGTCTAATTCACCTAAAGCACGATTCTCAATGATAAACTTTTGGTAATTACGAACTTCACGTTCAAGTACGTTACGAGGATAGATGCGGCCATTTTGATTTAAGGTATCAGACTTTTGAAGAATGCCTTTCATTACAATTTTGCCGTTATTAGTTTCACGAGCCTCTTTGATCATATCAGGAGTATAATCAAAAACCTGGTAGGAATTAATCAATCTTAAATCAGACATTTTCCCCTCCTGACAATTCATCGATTAGTTTGACGTATAACATGTACTCGGCAACCACAGCATCATTAACTTCTGATATCTCGTGAATAATCTGTGATTTAACTTCATTCAACTTATTAGAGAGATATTTCTCTTGGTTTGAATTATTGGAAACATATTTTTCAATAGAATTAAGAAGTTTTTCTCTAATTTCTTGAAGCTTAAGTATGATTGTCTTAGTATCATCATTGGCCGTTGAAAATGCGTAAGCTTTAATAAGAGATTTTTGTTCCGTAGTTAAAGCATTATCGTATTTTTCTCCTAGTTTCTTCATCATGATTTTCATAAGAAGACGATTAGATCCAATAGAACCTTCAGCAACTACTTGCTCATTAGATTCATGCTTAGGTGTAGTCAACCATTGAACGACTTGATCTTCATATCCAGCCATTTTGGATAAATCAGATGAAGAAGAACGCCAATCATTTAAAAGATTCTGAATTGTAGCAAAAGTTCTATACTCCGAAATATGTTGATCATAAAAATTTTCATCATTTAATTGATGATTAATTGATCTAATTAAAAGAGATTTCTCTCTATCTAGAGCGTTAACGTCATGAGTCCTTGCTGCGGATTTAGCTTCGCCTAGAATAGAAGAAGCAACTGACTCAGAACTAACAGTCGTCTTCATTATTGAATTTATTAATCTAAACTCTTTATAAAGTTCCGTACCAGGTTTAAAGTGCGTTTTGACAATTTTTAAAGCCTTAGCCGATCTTTTCTTATCATCATCGACAAGGGCTTGCGAAATTGTGCGAATTAAAAATTCGTATAATAGTCCAATATTTCTTTTCTTGTTATGAGCCGACATTGAGGTCAGATCCTTTCAGCAATGATTTAATTAATCCGATAATAAAAACGGATGTGAAATAATGACATAAATATCGAGTAATTTTAGAGTTATTCCTCGACATTAAGATCTATTTCCTCTTGAGCTTCCATTAAAAGACCATCAGAAGATTTTTCATTGCTCATTCCTAATGTAGTTGACATCTTTTTTAATGTTGACACCAAATGAGGCGACAAAATAGCTGGCGATGAAACACCTTCAGAAGATCTAACCGATTCTGCAAAAGGATTATTAAGAAATGATTTATCAAAAGGATCTGACAGCGAAGAATTTTTCGTGTCTAGCATACTCTTAAAATCTGGTATGTGTTTTTGAATTCTACGGCGCTTTCTATTATACATGTATTTCTTAGCATGAGCGCCTGGTTTGACAGGTAACTTATCCTTTTCATCAAGTTTTGGAAGTACTTCATCTTCATCAATATCACCAGACATCAACAATTGAGCGCCTGATTCTGCATCATCAGCTACGTCGTCTGATGCAAATAGACTTTCTTCTCCACCCTCTTCGCCTTTTTCTTCAGCAGGTGGAGTCTCCTCAGGTTTTTCTTCTTCAGGAGCTGCTTCTGTTTCAGCGGGCGCAGGTGCTGTTTCACCAGGAGCATTAGAAGCTTGAACCGCCTCTATTGATAGATCCGTTGATTTTTCAACGTAACGTTGCTCGTCCATTTCATCAATTTGTTCATCATTAAGTCCCCAAATTTCTTTTTGAACGAAACGACGACTTCCCATTCCTTCAGGCAAAGCACCCGCAATTTCAAACTTAGCTTTCCAAAGTTCTAATTTTTGTTGTTGAGCTATTGTTGAAGGATTAGACAATCTGAGAGTGAAGTTTTGTAGTTCTTCTCCATCATATCCATTTGCATACAAGTGAATGATAGCTAACTTATTAAGTTCGGAAATTAAAGTTTTTTGAATAACGCTGATTGTTCTAGAAAAACGAATATCTTCTTGCGCTAAAGTTGCTTTTGAAGATAACATCTCGTCATAACCCAAATATGCACGTGGGACCTTCAATGCAGCAAACAATTTCTTCTGCATATATTGCACATCTTCAACGGAAGCAGCATTCTGTCCACCTGAAAGAGTGTCTATCTTTGTTCCAGATTCTCCTCCGCGGACGGCAATGAAATAATCATCCTCGACACTAAGCGGATTATATCGAAGATCAACTCTACCAGTGCTACGATCAACAACTTGATTTGTTCTCAAGTTTTTTCTTTGTTCTTCAACATACATCGGAACGTTTTCTGGAGGGATATTGGCAACATCAATGTAGAAGACACGACGTTCAGGTGCACGAACAATTCGATATACTAACATCGCATCTTCAAGAAGAACTAATTGTCTCCATATTCTTCTTGCTGGTTCTATCAACGAAGAACCATAGGGAAGAAACATATCATTTCCAAGAAGACGGAAATGAGTAACTTCCCAATTTTCAAGAGTACGATTGCCTAATGTTGACCAACGATATCTGACAGCAAACGGATCTTCACGATCATAGTTTTCTTCACGTTCAATCTCGTTTACAGGAATTGGAAATGCATGAAGAACTCCTTGTGTAGGAGAAACGTCATTGTAAAGAAAGAAATCTCCGTACTTAACTAAGTTTCTTGCCCAAGAACGAAGGTTAAATTCTACATTGAGAATGTTGTAAAACAGGTCCTCTAGTATGTCTCTGATCTTTTCATCATCAGAATACACATGAAGCACACGACCTTTATCATCTTGTGCGACTGTTTCATCAGCATAGATGTCCATTGCTGCAGCAATTTCCGCAGTATATTCCATTTCTTGGAAATCCTGATATCTCATCAGGCGTTCTGACAAGTTATAAGAATTTGCAGTAATTACAGAGTATGTAGGCGAAGTAGAACGTTGAAATAATAACGCGCCAGATGACTTGACTTTATCTGCAACAGCAATTGTCGTATCAACTGTTTTTACTTTACGTTTAACGACAGGACCACTTTTAAACAGTCTAGTCAATCTTTGAAACAGATTTTTATTCTTATCGTCTTTGGCCACGTTATGCCTTCTTTAACAGTCTAAAGAAATATTATACTACGAAATAGAAGCTTGATTAAGTTCAAGCAATCTCTTCTTCATCTTCTTCATCGTCAGAAGCAATTTCTTCTTCGGGCAATTCAGATTCTTCTTCTTCTGAACGAGAAACATAGTTTAATGGTTCTTTTAGCATGTTTTCCAACATGCCTTGAACTTGTTGAAGATGAGGAGACAACGCGTTGATTGCAGCGGGAGGTGCATCTTTTTCAAAAGAATTAATCTCTTCGTACAAATCAACAACTAGGCTGTATAAGCTTTTTGCTTCTGAAGTGTTTAAGCTTTCATAGATAACTTGCGCATCTTTATTAATGTTATCTTGCAATTTTCTAAGATTGATTTTCATGTCCTTATACCCTCCGCTATATTTATACTCTCACTTATACAACCAAGACATATCATCCATTCCATGATCGGAATTAGGGTTTAAATGTTTTACTTGTGATGGTTCTCTAAGTTTATATACATTAGATTGATTTATTTGGTTTTGTGCTCTAGCGTTTGAACCCAAAACGTAAGTGGGATTGTTAGGTATTGCTCTGGCATCAATACTGCTTATTCCTGTAGCTTTTAACATAGCCATAGCCAAAGCATATCCAGAGTCGTTTGTACCTTGTGCGCCTTCCGTTAACCAACTTCCTATGGCAAGACTCATGATTAAATCGTCATGACTATCTTTTGATGCCATTGGTTTATTACCATTCCAAATAAATGCCTGGAGTTGGTCATAAAGCCTTTGAGAATAACTTTTTAAAGTCTTATTACGAATTAATTCCTCTAATTTAGTGAGAATTTGTACGCGTGTTTTTTGATTCGTCGGAAACCCAGGTAATTCATCTTGGTTAAGAGGAGTATAGTTCATTATATCACCACGGTTATTGTAGTAATACATTTTTGGATAACCTGTATCCCTTAACTTAACATTAACAAAATATCCGAAAGTATTATTCTCGGGACATATCAAAGCGTTGTTATATTTTTTGCCCCACTCAGCAAGAAGATCAGCAAACTTTTCAGGGGGTATTTTGCCCATATATTCTGCAACAACTTCCGAAGTTTTATGATTCAAAATATGGAAAGTAGAATAATCAGAAGCGTCGCCTCTGGCGACGTCAGCTGACAATACATACGTTTTATTTGGATCAGAATGTTCCCATATCCAAACATTCCTATCAAAGCCAGATTTTTCGATAGGTTGTCGAATTAAAGATCTCAATTCTTCTAAATCTTCCGATTGCAAAAACGTATCGCCAGAAGTTATGAAATCGCAAAGATATTCCTGGCTTACTTTTCTTTTTGGAAGATTACGCGTCTCTTTTATGAACCAAGCTTCATCATGTTCAGGATGTACTGTCCATGGAAGTCTTATAGGATTAAACTCATTTGTTCCAGCCTCGGCTTCCACCCACAATCTGTAATAAAGACCACCAACACCGTTTGGAGATGAAATCAATATTGCATTACCACCGGTCGTCAACGTTGGATAGAGACCGGTCCAAATCGTGTCAAAGTCTCTAATGAATGCACACTCATCGACAATTAGAAGAGAAAGAGATTCAGAACGACCGGCATCTTCTGAGGTTGGAACAGCTTTAATTTGTGATCCATTACTAAAAGATATTTGTTGTTTTGAAGGTTCAAATTTTGGCATTAACAACCACTTTGGAAGTGATTGAAGCATGACATGAACCTTTTTTATAAAGTTTTGAGCAGTCGCTAACTTTGTTGCAATAACCAAAACATTTTTATCTTTATAAAAGATAGCTAACCATGTTGCATATGCAGCTGAGACAGTAGATAAACCTAGCTGTCTAGATTTCAGGACTATATTGAAACGATGCTGTTGAAAAGCATTTACACAATCTTCCTGAAAATCGTATGTATCAAACGGAATTGTACCTTTCAACGGATGTTGAATCTTAGCATAATTCTTTATGAAATAGATAGGATCTTTACCGCAAGCAACTATTTCATTTATTTGTTGCTGTTTAGTTAATGGTTTTTCTTGCATCCAATCAGCCTAACTCGATGACAATCTGCTTACGATAAATTGCTGTTCTTTTTGGATTATGAACTCCAAAACCAACAATTTCGACAGAATCACCAGAGCTAACTTCTTTCATCTTTAATGACTTAGACGTTAAGTCTTTGTACGTGCTTTTTACGGCATCCAAAACTGATTTTAAGTTTGTAGATGATAGCTCAGCTTCACGAAGCTTAACCTGCAACATCTGGCGTTCAGAAGCAAAATTAACAATAGTTTGATAAGAAACAGACAACATGTCTGGGCCTACCATCCTCATTTTTACTGAAAAAGAATTAACAATAGGTGATGATGATCTTCCCCAGGAAGTATCAATTGCTTGACCTAAGGCATTATAATCTAGATCTAACATATTAGACAGTAGTCCTCATTAACTAAATATTGAGATAAACTAAAACAGCATATTAACTGTCATTTTTTTTCCGTCCTTTAATTTTTCAGCAACTTGTTCCTTGGTCGGTCTCCACCCACGCCGCCATGCCGTTAAATTAGGTCTAGCCCAAAAAGTTTCGCAATGTTCGCAACATTTAAACTCATTATAGGATTTTTCATCATCAATATTTCGTAATAAATAGTCACAAACTGGACATGCTAATGGCACTATTTGACGATCTAGTGACGGTTTAATTATATAAAATCCATCACACTCCTTGATCAGCCTGTCATTAAGATACGGTTTCCACTCACTCATACGAACACCATTTTTGAATCTTTCTCGTTCTTTGTAATCTCTAGGATATGATCAGCAACATCCTTGATTCCATCAACATGTGTGATCACCAAAATTAATCTAAAAAACTTCTTTAGACTTGTCAACAACCTATTGCAAGCTTCGACACCGGCATCATCTAATGTTCCGAAACCTTCATCGATGATGAACATGTCAGACTTTGACATCGAAGAAACATTCACCAATGCAACTCTTAATGCAATAGAAGCGATCGTCTTCTCCATTCCAGAGCACAATTCAATTATCCTACGAGAATCTCCGTAATTGATGTAGATCTCAGATGCATCTGATTCATCATCATTCTCCAGCTCAACTGAAAAATCTACGATTCCATGTAGGATCTTTGAAATCTCTGCATTGATGACTGGTAGTTGAGACCTTGTTATGATCAAGGGAATTCCCTTCTTTGAGAATGCACCTGAAATGATCTCATATGTCTTCATCGTCCTGAGGAGCTTGTCCCTAGACTCCTTTTCGGCATCCAATTTTTCAAGCTCAGACATTAACCTTCCTCGTTGAGTAGCCAATGTCATCCTTGCCTCATCCCATTCTCTGATTGACCTAGATAATGTTTCTATTTTTGTTCTAAGAGAAACAACCTCAGAATTTTCATCATTTTTTAATGCCTCTTGCAGGTCAACAAGCTTCTGCTCTGCATCCTTGAGGCTGACTGTCATTGCATCACAATTGGACCGAATCTTTTCTATCTCAGTTTCCTTACGAGATATCTCGAGGTTCAATTTCGAAGATAGAGTCGTTGCCTTCTCTAGCTTTGAGATCTTTGAAACAAGAGATTCTTTCTCCAACTTCTTGAGAGCATCGTTCAAGTCGTTCAGCTTCTTTAAGGTCGATTCAACCTTCTCATTCTGAGAGATGATCTTGTCTTTATTGAGATGAGCATCCTTGATGAACTTGCATGTAGGATAATCGTCTCCACAAGGGACTTCATCCAAAATCTTTAAAGACTTTTGTTGCGTCTTCAACAAGATAGACTCTTTGTCATGTAGATGTTGAAGTTCAAGGATTGATTTTTCTAATGAATCGATTGCAGACAGCTTCTTCTTTAGGTCATCGACATCATCAGATGATTCAACTTCTTCAACAATTTTTAGCTTTTCCTTCAATGAAACGATCTCTTCATTGATGATATCAATCTTTGAACATGAATCGTTACAAGACGTCTTAAGATTCTTAACCTTTTGCTCCTGAAGCTGAACATCAACTGCGGTCACTGGTTTGTGACCCTTATGAGATGCTAACTCGGCTCTTAGACCAGAAACTTCATTTTGTGCATCTTGTGATGAAGAAATAAGTTCGTCTATCTTTTCAGATAGTTCTAATATTGTTTTTCCATGATTTAATTGTAATTCATCCCAATTTCTATCAGGAAAATTCTTTAATTGTGCCTTAAGGACGTTAAGATCTTTTGAAGACATGTCATACATCTTATCAAAGATGTCTAGACCTAAAAATCTAGATAACGTTGCTCTTCTTCTAGTGGATCCTTGATAAATAAAGGCATTAATGTCGCCTTGTGCTGACAAAGCTGTTAATGAAAAATCTTCGCTAGTTCCAATAAGATTTCGTATTGCTTTCTCTGTCCCTGTTCTAAGATCATCACAAAGATCATCTACTTCACCATCATCCCTCATTCTATAAAAATTTAGAGATGTTGACGCGTTTGTAACACCTTTCTTATTAATAGTCTTTGTTGTTTGCCTCTCAGCAATATAAACCTTGCTGTTATGATCAAAAATTGCCCTGGCATAACAGTAAGGCTTTCTGATATTACAAATGTGTAGGTTCTTTAATGAGCCTCTGTCCGTAGTATTAAACAAAGAATACATCATCGTTCCTACAATCGATGATTTCCCCGTTCGATTCGGACCAAAGACACCAACGATTCCATTCAATTTGGTGAAATCAATCTCATTCTCTTCACCATATGCAAAGGTGTTGTCCCACTTTAAGTGTCTCAAAGACCATTTTGAACCTTTGACATAATCATCAGTTGATGCAACAGCAGACATATACTTTTTGATCTGATTGGACATTGAATCCCAATCAACGTCAGCATTACCATTCTCTTTGCAATATGTCTGAATCAAACTTATGATGACATCAGGTGATGTCAGATCAGATTTTGCGATTGTCGTTGAGCCAGTCTTGATTGTCTCACTCTCTGCTCGATATTCTGACTTAAATGTTACCTCTGTTGCTGCATAGGTTGTCTTCAACGTCTCATTCAAAAAGCTTACATCATCCTGGCTCATCTCCATCTGGGATTTAATCCTGAACCTGGATTGTTTGGGATACTTGGTGACTTCTTTTAGAAAATCCTTTTGTGATCCTCCCCACTGAATTGTCACATACGGCTTGGGATTTGGCAATTTTTTAAACTTGACATCCCAATCATTTTCATCCTTGATAACCCACAAAAAGTAACCATGATCCAACTCCTCCGCATAGTTCTGCTGTATTGGAGTTCCTGGGAAACCTATCCATGGTTTCTTTTCGCCATCAGATGTTTCTCTGTATCCGAGATATTGAGTTTGGTGGATGTCGCCGAGAAACACATAAGGATAATCCTTAAAAAACTCAACCTTTAATTGTGCTTCATCAAGTTCCCATCCAGATTCAGTTACTGCGCCGTGAACTGGTCCATGATAACATGCAATGTTGATCTTACCAGGCTCCGGCTTCACATCCTTCCACCCCTCTTCATCAAAGAGAGAATAGACACACCAGTTGAACCCAGGGTGGAATTCATATACTCCACTCTTCTTGTAGAGATGAATCTTGGGGTTATTTAAAGCTGATACAATCGGAGAAACAGCGTCTTGACGAGATAGATTGGTAAGATTCCCGTCATGATTTCCTAATGTAAGATGAACTTGCGCGACATCGGCCATTGATTCAAGCCACCACGTAAGTTGTTCAATGTACTCAGGAGAAATTCCTGTAGTCTTTGTATGGAAGATATCTCCACCTACAAAAATGTGATCTACCTTGTTCTTCTTACAATCTTTAATAAATGCCGTGAATACTTCACGATACTCATCATGTCTACTTAATCCGCGATAATGAACATCTGCGGTATGAGCTACAACAATTGCCATTGATCAATAAATGTAATCACACTAAACATTAGTGTTCAATAAACCATTAAAATTTAAAGCTTGATGAAACGAACTTATCCAACTTAGTCAAGAACCTATCTTCCCAAAATAGAGGTTTAGCCTCAGAAAGAGCTTTTTCAAACTCTGTCTTAGACATGCTTCCAGGATCTCCCCAAGGCCTCACATCCACCACCACAACATCAATGTTATATTCCTGCAACTTCTTCACAATTCGTGGAGTCTTCTTCTGCCACATGTCACCATCCAAGGCAAGAGCAATAGGTGTTCCGTGTAAAAGAATCTTGTTGAATACTTCGTGACGTTCATCAAGGTCTGATCCCAACAATGCCGTCGAATTCTCTGGACATTTAACAAGATCAAAGGGACCCTCACATAAGACTAACCTCTTGTTCCAATCTAGATTTATTTCATTAAAGACTATTGGGTTCTTATCAACATCAGGATTATCATACTTCGGCTTCTTGTCTTTGTCCACGGCACGAGCCACAAAGTAATTCAATTCACCATTGGAATCAAAGGACGGCATGATGACCCTCCTCTTCCACCTCTGCTCATCAGAAACTCCAAACTTGAAGTACCATGCATCGCGGTCAGTCAATCCTCTGGAATAAACATACCTCCATGCTGCCTTGACATCTGGGTCCATCTCGCTTGCCAGGGTCAACAGGCGGAAATCCTTTGGTAACTCTATCTTCTGGACTTTCTCGACCACGGCGGTAACCAGGTCCGACCTGCCACCTTGGCCAGTTAATTCCCGATATGCATTCAGGTGTTCCTGTGTCCCATATTTCCGTAATAAAGGAGCAAGGCTCCGAGCCTTCCATCCGCAGGTCCAGCAATGGTTGGCATCATCTGTTGTACGGATTGCCAACTTCTTTTTGGTCGGATCTGTCGGGGCGCAGATAGGACATCTGACATCGAAGTTGAGACCGTTGCCAGAGATTCGACCTCGACCAAAGATCGACTCATAAAACTTCAGCTTATCCGTGAGAGAATGGACCACGGTACAACAGTAACCTATTGGTCAGTCATTTTTCAACTGACCTTGGATGCTAGCAGCCCTAGCAATCACATATGAATCTGTAGCATCGCGGCTCCAATCGACAGCAGAACCATTCTTTTTTAGGGGCCATTGGATGTGTTTGAGGTCATGCTCTGCCATGTACTTGAAGACCTGTTCTTTTCCGCTCATCCCGGCTATTGAAGTCCGTTGCATCTTGATTCCGCATAGCTTTCTTGCGTGAGATGAAGAGATGTACTCAGGATCAACCTTGAATATCTCCCTTGAGATGTACGACACGATGCCGTTGAACCTCATGAGGGTAGTGATGGTCGCAGCAGAAGACATTCCAGTACGAAACCCCATGAGTGGCTCTTCGAGAGCGACTCTATATTCACCAGGAAACTTCTTTAAAAGCTCCGACAATTCTAGCGCTGTAAGGTCAGCTTTATCCCAAAGAGTCTTACACTTTTTAAACTCAATTCTATCTATGAAAATTATATGGGACCCTTGATCATCGGGAGATATTTTTGGATTTAACACACATATGCCAGTCACAGAAGTAGAAACGTCTAGGCCAAGTATCATGGGTCCCACGCCTTTTAATCTTTACCAAAATTGACATTAGTAAAATCTTACTAAAGTAGACCCATATCTTTTAGTTCTATTTCCGTAAGCACTTTATAGGTCAACCCGTGGGTCGTGCACCACTCTTTGGCGGCCCTGACCTTCTTGATCACAGTCATTTGATCTAACTTCCTAGAAGGCTTGATCTCTATGATGACTTTGCTACCGTCCTTGTATTCAACCTGAAAGTCTGGATAGTACTTGCGGACCTTCTTGGTCTTCTGATTTGACACGTATTCAATGACCAACTTCTCGTAGGACCATGATGCCACATCCGGATTCTCATCTAGATAGACCATGTATTTCTGCTCCCATCCGGAACGGTACTTACATTCTCCCGCAATCGGAGAAACATGAGTTCCTCTGTGATAATGACCCTTACGTTTTCTCTTTCGCTTACGAGGTTTTTTAGGAGACATATTAGAAATCGTACTTTACTTTAAACAGAAGCTTTTCCGAATGTCTTTTAATCATAGGTTGTGCAAGCTGGGTCTTCATGATAACATTAAGATTATCGTCATGGAAATTAATACCAGTTACATAAACGAAATTTGAGTCAGGCTCATTTGGTCGCAATGTCGTAGGCAGAGATTTATACGATGGATTTGAAGAAGAATTTAGATGATTATTAGGGGCCAGCGCTTCTATTCTTAATACATGAATGTTTTGTTCACCTTTAAAAGATATCTCATATTGATTTTCTCCAAAAAAATAAAGATGAGGGCTTTTTATTGCGATGATACCTTCATTATAAAAAATTGTTCCTACTGAATTCCACGTTGACAAGGTAGAGTCAGAATCAGCTCTATATAATGTACCATTTCCATCGTCTCTAATTGTTATTCTAATAGAGCCTCCAGATCCTGACATGGAGGAATCAGACATCACAAAACTATTTGGAAGAATTCTAAGACCGTAATAAAGATTACTAACGTCAAAGAAAACGACTTGATTTGATGATGAATCTTGAGTTCTTTGATAAATCGTCAAAGGAGCATTTTCTTGTAATCCTTGACTAAAATTGCCTGTGGCAAACGATTTATTTATAGAATTTACATAACTTGAGAAGGAAGGTCCTGAATTTGCTGCAGGATTTTCAGGAGTAAATCCTATACTTTCATTTACAAATGAGTTTGCTTGATCTTCTGTTTTAGTTGCGCTATCAAAAGAAGTTTTAAACAACAATGAAGAAGTTGACAACATGTTGTTTAAGCTTATGAAACCAATCGTTGGATTATTTAAATCATCAACATATAAATTTTTTAATGGTTCAAATTTCAATAAATCATAGTTTGGATAAAAATTTCCATCATCACAAGGAAGTATTGTCAGATTGCGCTTTCTAACAAAAGGTTGATTATATAAAAATTCATTTGCTGATAATGCAGCAGTTGTTGTATCCAATGCAACGCCAGTCAAATGATGTTGTCGAGGGTCATGACCTGACGCAAAGTCTTTTAAGAAATTTTCAGTATTTATATAGTGGCCGCCTACCCCAAAAGAAAGCGCAACATTGAATGGATCAGCCGTTGTTCCATCAACTTCAAAAAATGGTGTTTGTAATATTCCGCCATGATCTCCAACAAACCTTCGTATAGAAGATGATTCAACGAAAAACGGAGGAACATAAAAACATACGCCCGTATCATTACCTACAGCAGACAATCCTGTAGAACCAGATGCAGCTATATCATCATCCGTTACATAAAATTGTTTGATAGCAATGTCATGTAATTCTGCTTGAAGTGGATGATTAAATGCATAATGATCAGGCGTGTCAACAGAAGATACATTTTTTAAATTTATCAATCCATCACGAGTCGATGGATCTGTTGCAAAAAATCTTTTTAATTCATTATTACCAGAGTTTGTTCCTTCATAGTAATTTCCAAAACATAAAACATCTGGATTTGTAGGAGACATACCATTGTCTGGATACGTCAACGGAGCTACTGTTCCGGAATACATTAAGAATTTTCCTTTGTCCATTCCGTTTATATTAAATGATCCAGTTCCATAATTGATTAGATCCGTCCCCCATCTAACAACGACGTGATGCCATTTATTCAACTTCAAAGAATTATCATCAGATAAAAATACTAAATTCTTTGGATAAGAACCATATGAAGCAAGTGATGGAGATATATCTGCACTATGGCTTAATTGCAATTGCAAACGGAAAGCAGCAGGTAAACCGTTTTCATCTTTTAACGATCCTGTAACTAAAGATAAAGCGTAACTAGAAGAAAGATGAAAGATAGTTCCAGCCTTAAAATGGCCAAATGAATCTAACTTGTTGTATCGAGGATTGATATAAAAATCAAAACTAAATGCCCCACTTAAAGCATATCTTCCAGACGAATATCTTTTATGAATAATTCCACTATCATCATTTGGGTATAACAAAACTGAGGATGTTGGAACAGTTGATGATGAAAAGAAATTTAAACAATTATAATTTGAATATGCCCAATGAGCTGAAGGGTAAGACGCTCTATAATATTCAGAAAGATTATCCTTAACAACAAGTTTTCTTAACGTATTTGAAGTAAAAGAAAAAGAAGGTGTAAATCTAATTACATCAAGAACTTTTTGTTTTTTTGCGGAAATTCCTTGAGCGTTAGTTGCTTTTAAGTAATCATTTAGTTGATTGAAAATGTTAAACGTCGTTTGAGAATTATTGTTCTTGCTTTTTGCTATAGTTCTAATATTTTCTAATGTAGAAGCTAAATCAGAATCATTATGCGTAGCTTCTATAAAAGATGATAATGGTGTCGTTTCTTTTTCTATATCAGATCTTCTAGCAAAAACGTGAACAGATCCGGTCACTCCGCTAGAACTAGATGAATAGTATCTTGACGGATTTGTGGCTATTGTTATACTTTGAAAGTCCGTTGGATTGACCTTGTAGATAGACATCTAATTCCCAAGTAATTATACATCATTAAAAATATGATGACATAACAATGTTTGTTGAGTAAAAACTCAACAGACATTGCTCTTCTAACAAAAAATCTATCAAAAGTCGAGTCTAACTCTAAATGTCAAATCTCTCTCTGGACTTTTTTCAACTGGTCGACTTAATTTAGCTACTGCAAGAAGATTATCATTAGCATCATACAGCCCGACAGAAGTTACGAACGTAAATGTTTGTTGTACGTCTTCTTGGCCTGGATCTATAACGACTATTCTGTTAGAGTTGTCTGTAAATGTTGGATTAGACGAATAATTGAATTCATCTGCAGCCGCGCGACAGAATATTAGTGTGCTATTAATATTTGTCACGTTCTGGAAAGTAATAGCTGTTTGTGATCCAGAACTAAATCTTGTGGCACAAAGATGATCTACAATGTTGTCTATAGAAGCTGAAACGATAAAATCTGGTATAAACTTTGATGTATTTTTAGTTTCGGTACCAGGACCTCCTAATATAGTTAATCCTGTAGGCGTCATAGCATCAATTGTACCAGAAACAAACTGACTGGCTGACGTTATCTTTTCAAGATCTAAAACAGCAATTCCACGATCATAGAACAACACTCCTACCGTTCTATTTGTGTCTGCCGCATCAACAATATTTCCTAATTGTCCACCAAATTCAGTTAACTTAGTTGTAGAAGCTCCAATATCAGTATAAATCGACACGCCTCTTTCGGAAGTGCTATAAAGATTTGGTGTTTTGCTAGTACTACTATCAGCTGAAATTGAAGCAGACTGATAGAATCTCATAGCAAATGATTCTCTTTTAATTTGATCTCTTGCAAATAATCTCTTAAATGCTACGAAGAAACCAGCATCAATATAGTCATTGGCCGAAACCGACCCATACGGAGCAACGAATTGTGAATCTGCATTACCTAACAAAAGTTGGGCAAATTGTCGATAAACGTCCATCTTTTCTCTCATCATTAGAGAAGATGAAGGAAAGATTTCCTTGCCTACGGAGTCGACTGAAGACAAAGATGAAGAAACTATTGAAGAATTTTGGAACAATCCGACAGTACAATCAAAAACTGGGTTAGCCGTTTGCAGCGTAAAATCTTGATCATATACTGTTTGAAATAAAGAAGAAGTTATACCTGGTCCTATACCACCTGTAACGAAAACCTGATATTTTCTTCTAGACGTAGATCCACTAATATCTTCTTGAATTACGTCAATTAACTGACTTAAGAATGAACGTGCTGTTTTTATATCAGATGGTTCTAAATTTTTAAAAGTTGCCATGTAGATTTCACTTCTTAATGTTAATTGCTATGTCTTTGACCGCGCCAGATTGCATACCGGTGACTCTAACGTAAGTTTTTATTGTATCCCTGGATGTTCCCGTACCGTAAACATCAAACACTGTTTGTGTTAACGATTTTGCGTTAATAATAAAGCTTAATGATGATCCTAATGTACTTGTCGTACCAGATTTGGTCAACGTATAATATGCTCTTTGTTGGTTGTCTATGTTATTTGGTGACTTATTTCCATTGTCTATAACCAAAAATAAGTTAGGAACATCAACAATAAATGTTTGATCGCGAAGCTCAACATCAATTGAAGTTTCGTTTAACAATGATTGCTCAAATCTCAGCGTAGAAGATGTTTGACGTCCTTGGCTAGTCGTCGTGTAAATAGTTACCGTTTCATTGGTTGCCGCACCATCACCAGTAAAGACAAAACTTGGTAATCTAACAAGGTTAGGATTTGAAACGCTAATAAGTTTGTACTTTTGAGAATGTGCTTGATTAGTTAAAGCTTCAAATATAGGAGTGTTTTTTTCGATTTTTTCGCGGCCGACGCTACGACCATATTTTGAAATGATGCTATAATTGACTTCATCATCTCCTAATGCAAACTTAAACAGAGTAAAGTCTCCATTATTCCTAGATAAAAACTGCCTTCCAGTATCTGTTAGAACCGCGTCTAAAATAATATTGTTAGTGCTGTGATCTAAAAAGCCCATAATATCTCAACTAAAAAATCTTACATGTAACTATTAGACAAGTAAATTAAGATTACTTTTTTAAGTTAAAATTGTTCGAAGACACCTTTAGAGTAGTTTTCTTAGAACGTAAATCATTGATGTTTATGCTAAATTGTGTGCTGAGTTGATTTTCGATATTAATAAAGTTAAGTTTATAAGTCGAACCTCTAGATGAAGGATTCAAAGCGTTAGTAATTTGTCCTTGACCATTTACTACATCATAACAATCAGGCGTTAAATACACATGCATCGTCATTTTGTTTGAAGTCTTAATTGAGTCTAAAAACAAATCTTGTTGTAAGTAAAGATTAGGATATTGTTTTGGAGCTCCAGCGATAGAAACTAAAGATGTTTTTATTTGATTTTTAAAAACATCAAAAGAAACTTTAAATTGTTCTGAATAATTTGAAGTCAACCCGTGCGCATCAATTGCTGCAACTGCATAAATGTACTCAGAATTTTTTAAGAAATCATCATCATAATAGCTACATTCTGGTTGAGGCAATTTTTCTACAAGCTTTTGATTTATAGAATCTTCAGGATCTGGAAAAACGAGCTGAGAATCATTAAAATCAAAAACCTTAATGAGTTCAAAAGGATCAGTAACTTTTAACCTTCTAAAAACTTGAAATTTTTTAATATCCATTTGTGGATTCACTGGGAATTGCCAATATAGCATCAATGATCCTCTAGTTCCCGTGTTAGGATAAGGTTTATTACTTATTGGATCAAATAAAGTAGTAGAAGGATTTACTCTATCATAATCCCAAACAAACTTTAATCCAGTAGGAGGCGGAGGTCCTAGGTTTTCAGTTGTTTCAACTGAAACAGTTACTGGTTTTGAACTTACTAAAGAACTTATCATAGACATATTTCCGCTAGCATTATCAATCGCGGGAACAGTTACATCCATTATCGTTTTTACTTTATAAACATATACAGCGCCATATCTAATTTCTGTATCAATATAGCTTGAAGCCCCTGGGTTTTCGATTATCAATGGTTCTAGCTTTTTTTGTGTACCATCTTCAAACAATTCAAACTTTTCAATAACGTAACCAATTAATGAAGATCTAGAAGGAGCTGATGCATCAACATTTGATGTTACTATTTTGTAATATGGAATACTGGGTTTAAATTCTTCATCGCTTAAATCAAAGTTGTTATTTGATCTAACCAAATTTCTAGCGTTTTTTACGACCTTTTTAAAAGTCTCACCTTGTGTGTTAATTTCTTCAGAAGAAGCAGTTGCAGCAAGATCCAACAAAACATTATTGCTTACTTGCGAATAAACGCTTAGCTTTTTTATAGAATCAAAGTATGTGTTTATTCTTTTGCTTCCTTCTCCACTTCTGAATATAGTTCCTTTTATTAATTCTTGTTGGTTCAAAATATTAGAAATAACTTCTATATTTGAAGATCCAATTTTTTGTTTAATGTTGGTATAGCTGCTAACAGCAGATCCTTGTTTTGTTTGTGAAGAATATGAATTTATTTTTGAAGATTCATCGAATATTTCTGCTGAACTTTTATCTATGTGACCATTGCTAAAATTTAATGCAGTATAATAGTTTGAAGCAAAATGCTCTTCATCAACAATTTTGTCAATGTTATTTTTTATAAGATCTGGTATTGGTTGTGCATGATCAACTGACAAAGGTTTAAGAAATTTAATTTCTACATACCTTGGAAATCTTTTTTCTGCATAATCAAGATATTTTTCGGCTATTTCAGACTTAGGTTTGCTGATGATATTTTGCGAAATATTCATGTTTTTTATCGCATCATCAGTTAAGATGTCTTTATCTCTAATGCTTTCATTAGGAACGTAGTAATTGTACTTAAACTTAGCGTTTAAGCTCGTGACCTCAGGTACGTCTATAGAATAGATTATTCTTGATGGAATTGATTTAACACCCATTGGTCTGTCCTACTTATTTCCTATATTGATTTTTAACGTTTTTATCCGTTAAAGAATTTTTGATATTAGATGCCGTAAAAGAATTTGATTGTAATGCCTGATTTTGCGCAGTTAGGCCTCTAGATTGTATTGGCAATACGAATTGTTCTGCATGTGTTTCTACAACAACAAAGAAACTTTCTAAAGAAAGATCTAAAGAAGATTTGTCCGCATCAACATACTCATTAACTTCGGGTCTTTTTTGAATTATGCTTCCTTGTCTAATCAACGTTTTTAATTTTTCAGCGCCTGTTGTTGTAGCTGTGGTTTTTTCATAATTTACTTCAAATTCAGGATCAAATATTACATTAAAAACTCTATCAAACTTTTTAGGGTTTATAAATTTTGTAATATATGGATCTGGAGATAGAATCAAACTTTGAGCAGTTTTTACTATCTTTGATAAGTTTAAAGATGGTTTTTTTGAATCAATCTGTAGTCTCATCAAATTATTTGTTGTTTGCTTTTCAATAGCGACAGGTTTTATTTGTAATTTGCTTAAATTTTTACCGCCAAGACCTAAAGAGCTTCCAATACTTTTAGACGCAATTTGAAGTTTTCTTGAATTTAATTCAGCTTTATCAGCTTTAGCGCTCAATAAATCTCTTGCATCAGACAAACGTTTGACCACATCAACATCATGTATTAAAGTAACCAAAGATTCAATTTCTCTAGAATCTAGATTAAACGTTAGATCGTTTAAAGTCATTCCAGTTATGACTTTCATATAATTTTCTAACACGTAACTTAAGACATGATTTTCAATTACTTGATTCTTTTCGTCTTCAGTCAAAAATGAATATTCATTACCAAATACATTACTTTTATCATCCCAATAAACTGGGTTTCCTAGATCATAAGATGATCCATCAACAGATAATGAATAATTTCTTGTTGGAATTGCTTTAAAAATTTCTCTATAATCAGAATTTCTAGTTTTCTTTATCTCAGAATAAATCCTTGCAGGAAATCTTGAAGCTTCAAATAAAAACACCTTGGGACGATAGATTATATCACCATTTAGTATGTCTATTTTAAACACAGATATTTTAAAAATATCGTTATGCTTGCTATTCTTAGAATTTAAAGAAGATTTTTTTAATAACCTGTCAAACATCCCTTGAGGAATACCAATTGTTAAAATCTTTTTGTTATATCCTTTCTTTGTTGTATACTCATCATTGTCTTTAAACAATAAATCGTATATTTCTGTCATTTTTGGATAATAAAAAGTATTTTGAACGTAGTTTGTGAACAGGTTATTATCTTCTCCTTGTTGTTTATCATCATCGTTAAAGTCGTTAAATGACTGATATACATCTTCAACGGATGATAGCAACAATAAAAGTTGAGGTTCTTTAAGAATTAAAGAAAGTTTTCTTGGATCATTATTGAGATATTTTAGAATATATGCAATTGAATCTGAGTTAAATTTTTTAACGGCAGAATCTATACTTTTTACATTAGAATTTAGAATGTCTAAAGTATTCAAGATTGATGTAGAAATCTTTAATAAAGAAACTAATTCATGCTGAGCATAAGAGCTTATTTCTTTTTGTTTATAAGTTTTTGAAACGTTATCATTGTTAACGTATAAAACAAGCTCATATTTTTTAAAACCCAAATGATCTAAAAATTTTTGACGTAGTTCATTTGCTTCTGCTAAGCTTCGATCATATCCAAGCTTAATTGAAAATACGTCTCCAACGTTAGAAATTTTTCCTAAATTTGAAGCTGTATCGTTATCAAGAGAATTATCATTTTTTGATAATGATACAATGGTATTATCAGAAAACTGCGAGGCCATTTTGCATAGCGCAGTAAAAAATATCATGTATATGTTTTCAAGATTTATATTTTGAAATGCAGTATAATTTTGGCCCTTTGCTGCATAAAGAGTGAAAATAGATTTTAATTCTCTTACTATTTTCACTATATCCAAAACAAAAGGACTATTTCTTACAGCATTGCTAAATGTTTCAGCATCGTCGTATTTACAAGGAATGTATTTTAAAGCGCCTTGTTCACCATTCTTAAAATTTTCATATAAACCTTTAAAAGATTTTTTTAATTCATCTTCAGCAGAAAATCTTCCTGTATCAACGCGATCATCGTGTGATAATTGACCTGAAGTTACTGAATCATCAAAGTTTTTATTAAATGCGTTTATAAATGTTTGATTTAAGAAATTAGCAGACTCAACTTTATCTTTTGTTATAGCATTTTTTACATCAACGCTTGTTTGAAAATTAGATGATTTTAAAGTTTCAAAAAGATTATTGTCTAAAACTTTGTTTGTAGAAAAACCCACCATGTCTTCTATGATAAGAAACAAACATGATCTTACATTTCTGCCAAAATCATTTTCTTGTGTTGCAATAGAAAAAATAGAACTTATTCCTCTTTCTTCCTGCTTAAGATTAAGAATAGATTTGTTGTTCTCAGGTTTAGCAGATCTATGAATTTTAGATAATCCGTCAGCACCTACCATTAAAGAAGTAACATTTTCTATAAATTTTACTGGATTTGAAGAAAGTATTGATGGTTTATGCGGTTGAAAAGAAGAATTTTGTTCATTTGGAAAACGAATTGATAGTTCAAACACCGAATCATCAACAGGAAGCATTCCAAAATTTGACATAATGTCAAATAGATTGTTATCCAGTCTATTTAAACTTTTTTGTAGATTTTCAACTCTAGAAAGATTTAATCTCAATCCAATGATGTTTGTAAAGATTGTTTCTGGGTCAAAGAAATATTTTGATCCTACACTTAATTCATTTGAAATGTTGATTTGCTCTTTTTCTTCTAAAGTTAAAATTCCTCTATCTTGATTTGATGCATCTCTTGTATAACATAAATCAGAAACGCTTAAGTTCACAGTGGCAAAATCAGGAGATTTTTGAAAGATATCAAATCCGCCAACGTAATTTCCAAAAACGCTATCAAAGAAATTTTTTGAAGTTATTTGCTGTGTGCCTGGTCCTCTAAAAGTTTTTAATGATTGAGAATCTTCATCAAAACAAGTCGAATATCTTAACTCTTTTGTGATTAAGTCAAAAATCAAAGCAATTTTTGCTTCATCATCTTTAATGATTTTTAATAGAGCATCAATTTTGCTCATTGCAACTGATACATTTTTTATTACATCTTTTGCTGACTGTGAAGTTCCAGCTGAAGGTTGTTCGTCATTTTTAAATATCGATGTTCCTGTAACTTTTGTGTTAACATCTCCTATAGAAGATTGAAAGGCGGGTAAACTTAGTCTTAAAGAATTATCAATCTGCAAATATGAAGTTGATTCATCATTGTTTGACTTTACTGATGCAGGTAATAAATTTCTAGAATGAGAAAACAACAAAGTCCTAAGCTCTCTTAATGCTAAAAGCCATAGTTTTGTCGAACAATATTTTGATGAAGAATTTTGAGGTAAACCCATTACATCCATCAAAGAATTATCTAAGTTTAGATTATCAGGTAACTTGTTGACAATAGTTAACAAATCACTTTTTTTAGTTTTTCTAGAAGTAGAATCATCAAAAGATTTTTCTACAAATTCTATAGGAGAAAAATCATAAATTTTATTGTGCAAATTTAAGTTATTACTTGCAAGATTTAAAGTCCTTAATAATGAATTTAAATTAGAAAGTTTTTCTCGCAATCCTGCAATTTCAACTTTAAAAGTATTGTTCTTGCTTTTTAAGAAATCTTTATCTTCAATTTCACTAAACAATTTTTGAGTTGTTGCATCAATTTGTCTTAATGACTCGATATAAACGTCAAATAGTTTTCCATTTTCTGTTTTATTCCCAAACTCATCGTATAAAGGATCAAAAGATGATAAAGAAATAATTTCTGGACGTTCTTCTGAGACATTTGACAGTTCTTCAAATTCCGTCGTTTGGCGTTTATTTGAAGTTTTAGATCTAATCGTAGGATCTATTTTAGGACGTGTGTCATCATCTTTTGACAAAGGACTAATAGAAACTAAAGATTGATTAGTATTCCTTTTTTTTGGCTGAGTTTGAATATTTCCAGCGCTAAAAGTTGATCCGTTATTTGCTTTTGGAAACTTAATCATTTCTAAAATCTCTTTAATCTATATCAGTAATTAGCAGTCCGTCTGAAATTGCTTCACTACCAGAAGAAAAATCCATATAAACGGGGGTTATGATAAACTTAACATACCCTATATCATCATGTGATATTTCATATACAAACGTCGCTTGTTCTCTAGACAGAGTGTGGGATTTTCCTATAATTCTTCTAACCCCGTCTATTTCTCTAGAAATAATTAAATGATCAATTAAAGATTGATCTCCTTGAATAGTCCATGCTAAATAAACTTTTCTATTTCCTAAAAACGAAGCACTGAAAAGATTAATAACTGGTTTCGATCCTACAAAAGAAGCTTCTACTTGATATGAAGTTCCAATAAATCCATATAACATATCTTCTTTAGGATCAGATTCTTGCTCAATAACTCTTTTTGGAACTACGCTACCTCTAATCAAAGAGATTGGATGAAGATGCTTTCTTGGATTCATCTTATATTTCTTTTTAGTTTCAACATCTGTCATTTCTTGAATTTGAGAAATGACCGTATTAGGATCTCTAACTAAAGGAAATATTGCGTACTTGTAGTGATTATTATATGTTAATGATTTAGCCGAATACAACTTGCTTCTTTGGGAATCTACAAAAGTTGTTTTATTTGGTATGATTCCAAGATTTTCAACGTCGCCAGTAGACAAATTATACCTTACTATGTTGAAAGCAATGAACTTGTCAAAATTTGCTTTTCTTGAAGTTAGTTGCGCTTCATCATATGACGCATTGACTTGATTAAGCAGATCTCTAAAAACACCAATCTGATCTTGAACTAAATTTGCAGAAACCGAAAATTGAATGTCATCTCCAGAATTCAAAACTTCAGAAATTTCAATATCAAATGGATTTCCAGTAAATGGAACGTATTCAATTAATGTTGAATATGAAGAAATAGATTCAACACCATTATTTTCAATAATTTTTGTTGTTAACTCGTAAACATGGTAAGGTATCAAGTTTTTGCTTAAAGTCAAAGTAGCTGTTGAATTACTAGATTGAAACTGAAAAACATCGTTAACAATAGTATAGTTTTTTTGTCTAACAGTCACATCGCGAATTAATAAATTCGCAGCTACTATATTAGAAAATGTATTGTAAGCTACTACCTTAATACCAGATTCAGTGATTTGAGGAATGATTATTAGCTTTTTCTTTATGTCCATCAACGAGTTATTATTGATCAAGACATCAGAAAAGTTTGATGAAACAAAATTAGGAGAAAACTTGTTATAAGGAACGATTCTGTATATAACGTTTTCTTGATTGAAGTTTGTATAAGAAAATCTTCCTATCCCTATTTCTTTACTTAATCCTACTTGATCAATTAGCTCATATGGATCATGCATGTTTTTATCGCTAATTGAAAAACTTCTTTTATAAATTTTTACGCCGCTTGAACGATCATCATTTTGTTTAATTTGCAAAACTACGTTTGATCCGTTTTTAAAAGCTGATACAGATGGAGCTTCACGCGGAGTAAGATATTTCTTTATATGATCTTCTACGTTTAGATTTTTTTCTATAATTTCAACAGGAGTCGTGCTTGATTCATTAGAAGATTTTAATAACTCAAATTTAACATTCAATATTGAAGAAAGTTGATTTTTGTTATTCTTTTGAGAACTAACATCATTTTTAATTAAAATTTTTGTTTTTATTGTTATTGTGTCATCATAAGTTTGGCTAACTGAAGTAACATATTCTGATTTAGGAGATAAATTTTGACCACTAAAAAGATAGGAATTAGTTAATGCAGTAATAGGACTTCCTGGATATTCATTATGAGAACTTTTTCTAGATAACCCTTTTAATTTTTGATTAGTACTAATGCTTCTATCTGCAATAGAAGTAACAATAGTTGGGGATATTGATTTTTTTTGAATCAAATCAAGTCTGGCGGCTTTGGAATCTATAAAAGATTCTTTATTTATGTCCAAGTTAGTGTCATTTAATGTAGCGTGTCCTAACTCTTGTTTAATAATACCAGAAATTTTTGGTTCTTCAGATTCCTTTTGATCTATCTTTTGAACTAAAATTTTTGTTTTTTGAAAACCTACGTTATCTAAAGGCTGTTTTGCTTTTAAATAAGATAAAACTTGATTGTTTATTTTTGAAGTTATATCACTTCTTTTATAAGCAATTATAGAATTTGATTCATTTAAAAGAATGTTATTAACTTTTGTACGATGCGTAAGAATGTTGTCTAATAAATCATCAGTATTAATGACTCCTAGCTTTCTAGAAGTAACAATAACCGGTCTAGATTTATTTATCGATTTTACTGTTATTGCAACAGATAAAGCATTTTCTTCTATTGCTTTTATTTGTGAAACTTTATAAACAAACTCAAATTGTAATTCATCTCCAGAATACTGAGCACGAGGGTCTGGTATACTAGGTGTAATGTTGACTAATGTAGCAAAATTGTCATCAACTTGCAATATGCCGTTATTAGTTTTTGATTTATTGTTAAAGTACACCTGGTCACCTATTCGAAAACTATAGTAAACATTCTAACAAACGTTTGAGTTCCATTATCATCCATAAAAACTTTTCCAACAAAATAAGCTTGTTTAACTGTATCGTTATATCGATATGATCCATATTCAACAACATCTAATTTCTTCATGTCAGAGTTGTTTATTTCAAAAATTTGAGAAACAAGCTTGTTGTTTAAAGAAGTTGGATTAAAATTGATCGTTTTTTTATAACCTAATTTTTCTAATTCTTGAAGATCATCTTCTAGTTCGATATTTGTGTATTCATCATATTCTCCAAACCTAGAATAATCTCCTATTTTATTTGCTTCTATTACGTCTATGTCGGATTTTTCGATTAGATTGTTATCAAGTTTGTTTATTGGAGGTAAATAAGAAAAATTCAACGATTTATTGAAAACTTTATCGTTGAATAAGCTTGGTAGATCGTTTATTAATCTTGTTTGTAGTAATGAATCTTTTATTGGACTATAATCAGAAATTAAAAACTCAACATTAGAAACACCGGTTCCAAAACCTTCATCTTCAAAGATGTAGTCACGAGTTCCTAAAACATAAAGATTTTTAAAATTGTCTATTGAAGATGCTAACAAATCTGTAGCAGTAGAAGCAAACTGCGAACCAGAAAGATAACTAAAAGTTTCTCTTGCAGATCCAGAAAATTCATCTTTAAATTTGTAAGTTAATATTTTACCGCTAGAAAGACTAATGTCATTACTATTTTTAAATGGTTTTAATCTACCAGAATCATCTGCTTCAAATGTTATTTGATCTTGAGGAAGATGACACTCTTCAAAGTAAAGTCTATTTGTTGGATCAGCAGAACCGCTAACAACGCTAGGATCATAAAAAGTGGCATTATCAGTAAAACTGATATACTCAATTTTTAATTTGCCATCTGCCATTTGTCGTCTCCCTTCAAGGGTGACAATGGTATCCATTATTCTAGTTCTATTGTCTAGGATCCCGCTCATGGCAATATCAATTATGCGTCTCTTTGAATAATTTACCTTTTAGAAAGTTATAAAATCTTTGAAGCCAAAGTAGCTAACGGACTTCTTTCACCTTTGAGTAATGTAACGTGAGCAGCAATTGAATATTCTTTGAACTTTTCAATTGCATAAGTAAGACCGTTTGTATATGCATCTACGTCTACGTTGTCAATCTGTTCAATGTCTCCAGTGAGAACAATCTTAGTTCCTTCACCTACTCTGGTGACGATTGTCTTTAACTCATGCATTGAAAGGTTTTGAGCCTCATCAATGATGATGAATGCGTTTGGAATAGACCTTCCGCGAATAAAAGAAATTGCTTCAATTTCTATTAAACCTTTTTGTTGCATCAGTTCCATGTAAGGATCAGATGACATTAGATTTTCTTTTGATTTACGACCAGGTTTCTTACCATTAATACCTAAAAGAAAATCTAAATTGTCTTTAATAGGCGCTATCCATGGTTCCATTTTCTCTTCCAAAGTACCTGGAAGATAACCAATGTCTTTACCTACAGGTTGGACTGGTCTAGAAACTATTAACTTTTGATATTTTGATTGAGACCCAATAGAAACAAGTTGATCAAGGCCTGCTGCAATTGCTAATAAAGTTTTACCGCAACCAGCTTTACCAATCATGGATAATAGTTTAACATTTTCATCCATCAACAAATCTAAAGAAAATTGTTGTTCTTTGTTTCTAGGACGAAGACCGAAGACGCTTTCAATTTTTGCTAAAGATCTAAGAGAACCATCTTCATAAGCTCTTGACATGCCAGATTTAATAGTGTTTCCTTGCTCATCGATTGTCTTAATAATCACTATTTGATTTGGAAATATCTGTTCTTGAGTTGCATCTGAAGTTTTTATTTTACCATTAAGATAAAAAGAATCAACGACGTCTTCAGTTGTATGAACTACCTTTACTCCACGATACAATTCATCTATATCAGATGAAACTCTCATGCTCAAATAATCTTGACATTTTAAGCCGAGAGCATCACATTTTACTCTTATGTTAATATCTTTAGAAACAAGTACAAGATTTTTGTCTTCATAAGATAACATAAACCCAATGATCATGTTATCAACACTGGAACTTACAGACAAATCTTTTGGTAAAAAAGTTGCTGGGTCTTTTGGGGATGGAACTATTCTGATGGTTCCTCCACCTCTGGTTTTTACACCATCATGAAAGCTACCTTGATTACGCATTGCATCAAGAGTTCTACTAACTTGTCTTGCATTTCGACCTACGTCATCATTTCTAGTTTTATGCTTATCTAACTCTTCCAATACTAGAATTGGAATAAGCAAATCATTGTCTTCAAAACTATGAATGCAGTCTGGGTCGCTAAGAAATACATTTGTATCTAAAACATAGGTTTTTGTCATGTTATTCTATATGAACAATAGTAAATTCATTACTTAAATTATAAACTAATCCTAAGACTAAACAAAAATGAAATTACCCGTACTTAACACAAAATGTTTTGAAGCTCATGCAAGTTACAAAGTAAACTGCCAAAAGAAAAGCTGCCGGCATTACATCAATAATCCTGACAGCTTTAACTGCGTTGTAATTGCATCCCAAAATGGTCCTTATACGCTTCAAAAGATTGGAAAGATTTACGGGCTTACTAGAATGAGAATTTGTCAAATTGAAAAGAGCATCATTCAAAAAATAAAGAATTCTATTTTGATATGATTAAGAAGACTTCTTTTTCTTAAAAGATTTATTAATCTTTTCTTCTTTTAAATCTTTTGTTGTTTCAACGGACAAATTTGCAATTTCATCAAGAGTTTCTACTTTTGTTGGAGTTGCAATTTCTTGTTTGGTTACAATTTCTTGTTTTTCAGCAATTTCTTCTTTTAAAGATATTGTATCAACCTTTTGTTCATCAACTGATTTTGTGTGAACAAGCAAACCTGATTTATTAAGTTTAGTATAAGCAACTTTAGGATCAAGCTTAAGTTCATTTATATTTGCTAATATTGCTCTTCTAGGGGCTGGCATTTATATTACCTCATTAAAAAAGGGGATACACATTGTCTATATGTATCCCCTTGTGAAAAAAGTATCAATTTTTCAATCTGACTTCTTTGTCTTATCAAGAGTAATTGTTAATTTCACAAGTTCTCCTGCCTTGGTCTTTAGCTCTCTAAGACCTTTACGAACTCTGACGCCTGCAGCGGCAGTACCTTTAGCATTCTTTGCAACATCGTGCTCAAGAGACTCAACCAAAGCCTTCAAATCGGACCACTTAGCTAAAACTTCATTATCAGACATTTTTGATAACCTCCTTTTGCAAATATAGGCATACGAGTCCAGGAGTAAAATTAAGCTACTATAAAATCATGTGTAAACATGTTTCGATTCATTTTATAAAAACGTTCCCAATCTCCATCCAGGATATATGATTCAGCATGATCGTTTTCATTTCTAATTGATCTTCCTAAGGATTGAATCACTGACTTAGCTGTCATATACGGATACCAAAATTGGTTCTTTTCCATTCTTTTCTTTACAACAAGGTCTCCCAAATAAGGAAATGGAACCTTACAAATTATTTGAAATCTACTATTGTCATCAAACAGATCGACACCTTCCATCATCGATGGACTCAATAGAACTGTAGGATCTTTTGACTCAAGATGAAACTTCAACATTTGATCTCGATTTGTGGAATCATGCATCAACAACCGAGGTGACCCCAAGGCTTCGTTGATGTATTTTGCAACTTTATAATTTGAACAGTGAATTATGCCTTTGTCATTTGAATGTTTTTCTAAGAGCATCCTTACGGCCTCTGCCATAGCTGGTAGAGTATTGTCTATGTTGTTCTTTGACATAGATCCGACGGGGATGAAATGAATCGGTCTATTCTCAACAGGAAAAGGTGATTGAATGTTAAGGTATGCCGCATCTTTTTTATTAATTCCTAATGAATCACAAAAAATATCATTATTAACGATGGTCGCAGACATTAACAAGACCCTACCACCATTCTTAAAAAATACGTCATGACTGTATGGTGAAACATCAATCGGTTTAAATTCGAATTTTTTTCCTGCCTTTTTGTTGTCAGGAGAAGGATATACAACGTTCAGAATCCAGTTGTTAGGATTATAAACTTCTGTAAATCTGTTGATTTTGCATACATGCTTGTCCAACATCTCATATTGTTTTGAGAATGTACCATATCCTTCAATGTCTCCGCTAAGCTTTGCCAAAGACTTTTCAAGATTTTTCATGTATTTGTTAGCAGCTTTTGAATATATCTTGTTGATCCAGTCGTAGATAGAAGCTTGATCAAAGTTCTTGGGCATTTTACACTTTAAAACATCTCTAGCAAACTTTTCAGAGAAAGTAACTTCAATAAATTTCCCTAGTTCTGACTCAGTATTATGAGCCTCATCTACAACCAATAATGCTCGTGGTTCAAGCTTTCCTGCATACATTGTTTCAGCAAGAAAATAAGAAAAGTTTGTGACAGAAACTGGAGAATCTATGAATTCCTGTTTCTCCAATCCATATGGACACTGAGTCTTGCACTGTTTTTGAAATTCTGATCCTGAGAGGTGTTTTGCTAGCTTGCTAAGAATCCTTCTAGATTCTGCGCATGATTGATCCGAATAAAAAGAGCACTGATAGTTTGAACTTGATTTAATCGATCTTAATAATGGTGTCTTATCTTTTGTCCCACCAAAGTCTCGAAGATATTGTTCTTGAAGTATCTTTTGAGTTGTGATGACATATGATCCTGTCATTAAATCTCCGTTTTGATCCCTTAGCGGAGGAGCATGAGCATCAAGATATTTAGCAATTGTGATACCAATTGCTGATTTACCAACGCCCGTTCCTAACTCAAGGATTACAAATCTTTTTCCAGATTCATAAGCGTCAATCGCAAACTCTATAGCTTTTGCTTGTTCTTTTCTTATTTTTGAAAAAGGAAAATACCGGACATAATCGTGAGCAGGCATGAACTCATTCTAACACCTTTAATGTTAAAATTACACTTTCATCATCTACCAATGATTTTATCAACAATTCCCAACTTAATTGCATCTTCAGGAGTTAGATAATAATCATGACCAGATTTCATAATTGATTCAATTTGTTCGATTGACATCTTCGTTTCATTTTGAAGAGAATTTGTCATCAAATTGTGAAGTCTCTTATGTTCATTTGTTTCATTTGAAGATTCAAAAACGTTTCCGTAAAATCCCCCAGAAATTGGATGCATCATAAGACGAGCAGATGATCCAATCATTCTCTTACCTTTAACTCCTGAAGCTAACAAAAGAACACCAGCAGACATGACCTTGCCTAAGGCGATTGTATGAACTGGACATGGTAGGAACTTGATAGTATCATAAAGAGAGAACATTTCATCTACTGATCCACCATAGGTGGAAACTACAAGATGAATTGGTTTATGATTTTGGTTTGCTAGATACAACAATTGAACTATGGTTGCTGCAATAGACTGTTCGCTAACTCCTCCATATAAAACTACTATACGAGAATCTTCATGAGGAGATATCATGATGTTTGAATCATGATCATCAGAATTAGTCTTTCTAGAAGGACCGCCTAAATTTTGTGGTTCAACTGATCGTCCCATCTTGTTCCTTTTTTGCTGAAATAAAAATTTCGTCCCCTACAATTTCTTTTATAACATTAGTCAATGATTGAACTTGTTCAATATCTTCTAATTCCATTGCCAACAAGTATATTAAAAACTTTTGTTGTCTTTGCGTTAAACCTACATTAAGAATTTCTTTTATTATTCTACGACAATCTTCATTCTCACGAGCAAGTTTTTCAGAGTTTAATTGACCGTAAGTTTGCATTGTTGATTAACCTATCATTTCTTTTCTAATGTGAGAATCTACCTTAAATAACGTTTCTCCTACAATCCTAACATATTTTATTGTTCGCTGGTCATCTTCTAAATCGTTAGTTAGAATTATATGATCTCCCCATCTTTTGTTTTCAACAATATACTGGGCTTGTTCCCATGTAGGCAAATCGCATAAATGTCTTTCAAGAATTGATATCAAACCAGGGTTCATGCTTGGTTTAATGTCTTCAATCGTTATAATCGAAGACATTGCTTCTTTTCCAGACATTATCTCAGATGTACAAATATCTGTAATCTTATGAATTATTCCGCAATTATTGCATTGTGCATACTTTTGCTTTACTACATCATCAATGATCTCTGAAAAGACCATGAACCTGTGTTGTTTATTCTCTAGATCTTTAGAGTTTTTAAATTGAGGTAGTATGCATCTACATTTTATGAGATGCTTTTGGCCAAATGTTGCCATAACCTTTTTATCAAACTACTTTCTTTTTTTTAAAGAAGCAGAAGAATCTGTATCACCAGAAGCAACAGCCGTAGAAGTAGAAGCAACCTTAACTCTATTTGTAAAGTTTTTATGACCCTTGCTAAATCCTTCATTAATAGAAGAATCAATCAATGTCATAATTACAGGAAGCACTTCTGGATTTAACTTTAGTTGACCAGTATTAACTGCTACGACAAAATTCTTCTTGGTTGTTTCTTTAGCAACATCCATTAACTCCCAAGCAATTTTATCAATGTTATTATTAGACATATTTATATGTTAAGCTTCATACTTAAAAAGTAAACAAATATGTCTACAAAAAAATCATCTGTCGATAGTTTTTCATTGTTATCAGAATTAGCTGCAAAAGCTACATTGATAGAAAAATTTGTTGAATCAAAAACTTTTTATGAAAAAATATCAAATGATATTGCTAAATCAATTATTTTAGAAGCAGATGCTGAAAAACAAAAAGTATACGATAATGAAATTAAGCAATCATTTATTAATTTGTGCGCAGGATTAGCTGGAGGATTACCTAAAGAAGCCGGCTCTATAAGATCATTTTTAGATAATGCTAAAAATTCATTAGGCGATATAGATGTATCTAAGCAAAACTTTAATCGATCTGTCGAACAAGAAAAGTTATATGCAATTGCAGATACTATTAAAAATGTTGTCGATGGTATAAAAAGCACAACAAGAACTGTGGTTGGAGCTGGGGTTTCTGGTCGACAAATAAAATCTTCAGATATACAAGGAAATTTTGCGGTAACATCAAAAGCTAAAGGTGCTAGTCAAATAGCTAGCGAATTAGGTTTCAATCCTGGATCTTTTGCTGAAGAATTAGCTGGTTTATCTGCCAACGAAGAAGGTAAAAAAACATTAAAAAGTTTATCAGGAAGAGCTCCTAACGTTGCCGCTCCAAAAGAACCACCAAAAGAAGAAGAGACTGATCAAAACAAAGAAAAATTAAATTTTGATGAATTTTTAAATAATGCTATAGAAAGTAATGAAGAAAAATATTCAAAATTTAAATCCGATTTTTCTATGTATCTTAAAGATGACGTCGGAGTTTCGGCGTTGTCTTTAAAAGATTTTAAAATCTTACTTGATAAAGGACTTTTAGATAAAGGAAAAGCAAAAGCTTTAGTAGATCAATTTATAAAAAATCATCCAGATTTAGATCCTAGAAAACAAGAAAAAACTTCAACTTGATAAAAAACAATCAATTAATGTGATATGTTTCATTAACATATCAGAATGTATATCAGCTATTTTATCAGAAGCAAATAAAGTACTTTCAGCAGTAATTCCATAATCTAATATAGATTTAAAAGATCTCAATGCATAATCTATGATTTGAGAATTATGAATATAAGAAGAATCATCAGGCAATCTAATGATAACATTTGAATTAGTCAATGATTTAATTCTATCATTGATCAATGATCCAATTTCTTCATGTTTAGAATCTCTTTTTTCAATCAAAGATTTAATATGAGAATTTACAGAACTTCTAGTTTTAGAATTCTTTATGACAATTGAATCATTTATTATTGTTGCTTCATCTACTTGAACAGCATCATTGATACAAATTGTGCTTATTAGATTTCCTAAATCTGCAGATACTGGAGTTGTACCAGATACCACGCACATATCTGTAATCGTATTTATCCCATCTAGATCAAAATTAATGACTAAAGGATAAACAAACATAGTTGATCTTTCTCTATTTATTTTAGTCGTAGTTATGACATCTTCATGCATGCCACGAGAGACTAAAATCAAAGGATGTTTGATAGAAGCTGCTCCTTCCAACAAGCGATTAATCTCAGAAACAGATTCTATGTAACCATCTATAAAAATGATTCTGGGTTTAGAAAGTTTAATTGGTTTTAAGCTAGCTACTTTGTTATGTTTGAAATTATATCCATCAATTAATTCAATTGAAAGCTTTTCATTTAAGCTTTTTTCAATAGAAATTTTGCCTCTAAATCCAGCCAGACTTATAGATTCAAAAATGACAGAATTTAAAATTGAGTTGTCAGAAATATTCTTAATTAAATTTTGTAGATCTTTTGTTGTTGCACACAATGAAGTTATGTTCTCAACGTTTAACTGAGATTTTTCTTCATATTTTTCTTTAAAAGCATGTAAAGTCTTAACAAAAGATCCCGGCGATATTGTTTCAGCTTTGAAACAATAATCTATAAAAATTTTATGAATAGATTTTTTTAGTGGATCTTTAAATTTTTTATCTGAACAAACTTGTAAAGGAGTCTTTACTAAAACTTTATTTTTATCTGTTTTTAGTATAGAATCTTGTGCTGTTTTTGCTAAAAAACATAATTGATTTAAAACTTCAGACGTGGCTGATGCCACGTCTGATTTTAGATAAACAGACATAGTTTAAATTTACATTTTTAAGATAAATGTTCAAACTATTTTCATATGTCCAGAGATATAATCGTAGATCAATTTTCCAATAGTACTAAGTAAACCACCACCAACAGAAACTGAAATCCATTTTATTGCAGTGTTATATCGTGATATCGACTTTTGTATATCTTTAATGATATTATCATGTTCGACTAGTAGCTTGTCATTATCGTTTAAGTGAATTTCTTCTTTTTCAGATAATTTCTCTTCAGAAGATTTCCACACTTTGATTTCATGAACTTCTTTTTGGATATCGTCGATAACATCTTCTCCGATTTTATCATTTTCAACAGCTTTAATTCTAGCGTATATGCCGTTGTCAGGTTCATAAAGTACGTTATGAATTTCATCAACCTTTTCTACTAACTTTTCTTGAGATTTTTCAATGTTTTCTACTTTAAAAAGAAGTGTTGTGAATCCTCCGTTCATCGCAGGAGCTGCAAGAATTTTATCTTGCATTTCAAGGATTTGACGGTAATTCTTTTCTACGCTAGATAACATTTTAGATTCCTGATCAGATTCTTCTTTTTTGATATCTGTACTTTTTTCAGGAAAAGCGTTTCGCTTTGATTTTGAGAGGTATTGCGCACGTACTTTTTTTTCTGTTTTTAAACTTTTAGGCATATACAACCTCTCATGACATGACTAATATAAAAATCTAGAATAATTGACTAGCGGTTAGCTAAATAAAAGAAATAAAGAAATTCAGCTTAAATTAAATATTCTTTAACTTAAGAATTAGAGGAAAAATTGACTAACTTTAATGAAAGTATTTTTAGCTCGCAACAACCTAAAATAGGTATCCCAGAAGAAGCTAAGGTGGTTTTTGTAGCAGATCTCTTTGCAGAACACTACACCGGTGGAGCTGAGTTAACTACTCAAGCATTAATTGACGAATGCCCTCTTCAATATGTCAAAATCTTTTCCAGGGATCTGAACATCGGTCTATTAAAAGACGGTGTAGATAAGTTCTGGGTGTTCGGTAACTTTGCCCAAATGAATCCAGAACTCATTCCGACAATCATCGGAAACTTGAAGTACACAGTCCTTGAATACGATTACAAGTTCTGTCGTTATAGATCCCCAGAAAAACATGAATCAGCGGCAGGAAAGCCCTGCGATTGTCCAGAACAGATCAACGGAAAATTGATCTCAGCTTTCTACTACGGTTCAAGAGGGCTATGGTGGATGTCAGAGGCACAGAAGCAGAAGTACCTCACGTTGTTCCCGTTTTTATCTGAAAAAGATAATGTGGTTTTATCAAGCGTATTTTCAAAGAATACTTTAGGGACCA